GTTGCAATACCCCAAGAGATCGGTGCAGTTGCGATGATTCCGTAGATGATGTAGACTATCATTTCCATTTCATTTTCCTCCTATGGTTTTAGTATACCACGGTTTGAATGAAATGTAAACAACTTTATGTGAGAGCGTTGAGCCCGAATTCTGTCTCTTGATCCTTATAGATATCGCGTAAGTGAGACACTGCACCACCGACCATCGGTGGGTATTCACCAAAGTACGATCCAGCTTCGACCATGTCTTTGCTCAGGTACTCTTTGTGTCGGTGATTGATCGAGTCCCAGTTGTTCAAGATCTTCTTTGCAAGTCGATCGAAGAACGAGTCTGTCAGAATCGGGTCGTCTTCCTCGTAGTAGGCGTATGATGCCATGATATACCAGGGAATCATAAGATCGACGTTGTCGTCGATGAACTGAAGGCACTGATTGTCAAGATTGAGTTTCATGATCTAATATTCCATCTTCCTTAAAGGATCTCAGATCTTATTATACCGTCTTTTTTCGAGTTGTAAACCCTGTTTTTCAAACTTTTTTCAGACTGTGTACTTCGACCTCTACATTATTGGGAATGTTAGGAATTTGCAGTTTGTCATGAAAGTGATGAAGCACGAACTGAGTCTCAGGAAACTCTTCAAACATCTTTGACCAGATCGGTCTCCAGTTGTTCTTCAAACGGTAGCTGTTCTGTTCGCTTCTGTCAGACCAGAGGTAGAGGTCAGTAGACGAGAAGAGCTCGGGACCAAACATGCTGTCGAACCCGTACATGTGCAGTTTCTCAGGAGAGTGTTTCTTCGCAGCGTAGTAGACGGCAAGGTGACCACAGTTGAAGTCTGTGTAGTTGCTGCAATACGGAGGAATCTCGAGAAAGAACTCTTTGATCTGCTTCGCATACTTCATGTAGAACGAAGGTTTCATCTCACACCACTTCTTCGGTCTCATACCCAAGATCCAGTTGCCCGGCACCACGACGCCTCCGGCCTCGATCGCTTTCATCATCTTGAAGTCAACCATGAACGTCGCTCTCACACCCTGAATCTCAAAGGGTGGAAGGTTGCAGGTGTACTTGAGTCCGCTCTTATCAGTTCGACGATCAAAAAGAGCCGCGCTCTTACCGTTTCCGATGATGTGAACAGTCTTTGCCATTATCTTGCTCCTCGCATCAGTTCTCTTATTTTTTCCTTACCCATCTTTCCAGTGTGATGAATCACCTTCGGATCCTTTGGTGCAATGTCGTCGATGTAGTCGAGTCGAAGAGTGTTGTACTCGGGTGGCAGGTCTGTGATCGAAGCCATTCTCTTAATCGGGTCTTTGAGCATGTGATGAAGAACGTCTTGATCGCCGTAGAGTGGATTCGGTGGTTCTTTCATTCCTACGCACTTCATACTCCACTGACTGAGAATGACAGGGCGCCCCTGAAAAGCAACGACTCCGGAGTTGTGCCACTTCTCGCCTCGTCTCTTTGACCACGGTCGATCTTCAGCCATTGCCAGCTTGTTCTTTTCAGTGAGCTTGAAGATCTTGCTCAGAGACTGAAGAACTTCGCAGTCTGTGTCGAGCCAACACACGTTCTTTGCCATCGTCGAGGCTTTCACCATCGCGGACGGTTTCTTGAACCAACCACTCGTGTTCTCATCGTTCATTTCAATCGCTTCAAAGTAGTTCTGCAGTGGTTTTGACCCAAAGTTGAAGACGATTATGTCTTCGCTTGGGTTGTGCTTCTTGAAGTTCTCGAGGAACCAGGGAAGCTGCCACTCTGTTCTCCAGTCACAACCTGTGATAAAAAGGTTTTTCATAGTATCTCGTATCCTTCACGATTTGCTTGGTAGTTGTGTTTCGCTTGACACCCACGCTCAGTCTGAATCGTAGTGAAGTAGTCTTCAGCGGTCACTGGCCATGGGTAGTACTCCTCGAGCCATGGGAACCTTTTGATGTGTAAAAACACGTCTGTCGGTCCAGCGTCGATCTTTGATCTTTCAACAAGTTGCTTCGCTCCAGCCGGACTGATCTGATACGCGTGTGCACCCGGGAAGTACGCCTTCGAAGTAAGTCTATTTATGCCTAGTGTAGAAGGAGTGTTGAAGCGACCGTAGGACGGCCAGCCAAGTGAGACGCACTTCATACCTGCCATAGGAATACTTGGAAGCGCCGAACGAATCACAGCGTCGTGTTCAAAGATTCGAATCGGTTCGTCGAGTTCCACGCACTTCTTCCAGAGCGAGTAATGAGACAAGAAGGCGCTAAGTACGTTATAAAACCTCGAGTACTTGTTACCTTCTTTATGAAACGCTTGAAGAGGAATATTTTCTCTTTCGGCGATGATGAGAGGTTTCTTCTCGGGTGTCACTGCACTGAACTTGACGATCTTCTCGTTGAACTTCTGACCCGACTTGACACACCTCATCGCAGCCTGATTCGACTGAGTGTGATTCATCATAGTGATAACGTAGTTCTTCATTGTGTCGTCGTGCTCCGTAGACCTTGAACCTTCGTGTAGTACTGAGTCGTCACACCCATGTTCGGGATCAGTTGCTTGCACATCAACGCGTCGTTCGGCCAGAGCCCGTGATCTTGAGCTGCATGCAAGACGTTTTTTGCACCTCTTGGCTTGATGATGTACGCACTGTTTCCGGCGAGACCCTGAGGAACCTGTGGTTCGTCAATCGTCGGAACTGGTGTAATCAATTCGTCTGACTCTTGAATCTTTTCGTGATACAATTGAGATCTACGAGTCGCGCCTCTTGGGTCGTTTAATCCGACTATGTCATAGTCTGAAGATAAAATTTCATCTTCTGGCACTTTATGGTTTACAAACACGGCGTCATGTTCTAGAATCATGATTGGTTCATTCGTCATATACGCCATTCCCCACAAGTAATAGTGAGATAAAGCACATGAAATACGAGATTCACGTACCTTCGTCGGATAAGCACGTTTCACAAGACCCAATCCGATGTCGTGTTCTTCCCCTTCCCACGGGTAATTCCATTGAAGTTGAAGCTCTTTCAGCTGATGATAAACATCTTCTTGAGCGGGTGCTTCAAAAGATTCAATCTGATCAGGAGTACTAAGAAGCAACTGCTCTCTACCACGCTCCGATGTTTCATTATCTTTTACATATATTACAAATTTTCTCATTTCTTCAACCTGTTTTCATGAGGAAAGTTCTTCGGTGGGTTATCGAGACCGAGAAAGTTCCAGAGCTTTTCTGGAGTGTCACCTCCGACGATGTTGAGGGTCAACAAGTCATTTCGACCTTCAAAATATCTATATACGTCGTTCTCGTGGCGAATGAACGCCTTGCGAGCTTGATCGGGGTTTGGAAACGCGTCTCCGTACAGTCTTTGGCGAATATTTACCTGTCTCGGGCTCTGGTTCCAGTGCTTCTTTCTCTGAAGATAGGGCACGATCGACTCGACCCACTCGTCGATGTCACGAGTAGTAAGAATGAATTTCGAGTTCGGAAAGTGCTTATCGATCTTCTTGTACTCAGCGGTGACCGTGATGTCACACCCACCGTCGTTGATACCCCAGTAGATCTGAGATTCGCTCGGGTAGTGAATCACACTGAGTCCCGCGAGTTGCAGTACTTTCGAAAGAGAAGTGGTCCCGGTTCTCGAAAGTCCTATGCCCCAGATTTTGTGTTTCATAGCGTCACCGTGTTTTTTTGAGGAATTCCGTCTTTGAACTGAAAGTATTCGTAGTCTTCAGAGTAAAGTTCTTGAACAATGTCTTTGACGTGTTCTTCTTCTACAAGAGCTCTTTTTCTTTTCTTCCTATGTGTCTTTTTCAAGTCGTAGTAGTCGAACACTCGATCCAGCTGATGAAAGGAATATATTCTCTCAACACCTTCAAGTAGATGTTTCTGACTGAAGTGCTGTGGAATTTCTTTGTTTCGAATCATGTCTGCAAATTTTTCATAGGAAACATTTCTATGGGTAAAATGATTCCACCACGTGTACTGGCTGTAGAATCGATCCAACGGGTCCCTACAGATTCCAAAAGAAGAGTATTCTTGTCGTAGTTCTTCTGGGTGCTCGAGAAACGATGCATGTTTCCATTTGCGAGTGCAGTAGTACTTCTTTTGAACGTCTTTTGGAAGCTTCTCGTAAGACTCGTATGAGATGTTCATACAGTCAAAAAGACCAAAGGCGATTGAACTGCCCCCGGTCTTCGGTACATGAATAAACAGCAGCTTGTACTTAGGGCAAATCATAGTTCCATTGTTCTCGTGGCAGGTTCACTACTCTCCAGAGTTGTTCGGCGTTCATGTCATCTGCACCCGGAAACTGACAGTGTACGAACTTCGTATCAGGTGTTCGGTGATCAACGATTCTTCTCTTCGGTTGATACTTATCCTTTGTCCCGTGAACGTACGAGTTCCAGTTGTTGTCCATCTCTTGAACTTCAGTGTCACCGTAGAACATCATGGCGTGAATGTATGGTTGGTCACACGTGTAAAAAGAATCGAGACCAGCTTTTCTCACAGTGTTCACGTACTCGTCGAAGCTTACCCAGTTTTTCTTTGCGACTCTTCTCGCCTTCTGATTATATAGCACAACCCCCGTGTTGTACACTTTTACGAGACCCTCTTCGGTTCGTGGAACCTCGATGCCGAACTTCTTCTTCATCAGGTTCGCCCACTTCTCGTCTGACTGAGAGGTGATACGACCGAGAGTGATTTGTCTCTGTTTCGGTTGAAACGGTTCGGTGCATATCCCTATGTCACCGGTAAAATGATCAAAGATCGACTCCTTTAACCCGTCAACCGGAAACACGTCGGTGTCTGCGAAGAGGATCTTCTCGTACTCGTCGAACTCACTCTCAAACACGGGTTTGAGAGCACCGTAGTGAGCCGAGTAGTTTCCGAATCGACGATCAGAGATCCAACGAGGGTTGTCTTCGAACCGGTACACTGCACCAACGTCGCAGGCGTACTTGCTCATCGCGTGTACGCCTGCTCGTACGCTCGCTCGCACGGGCCCGTCCCAGTATTGATACACGAGGTTCATTATTCTTTCACCCACATCTGATCTTTCGGTTTGTTTCGAGTAGTCGTATGAAGACGATAGCCGCACTTCTGTAAGAAATTCTTCACCTCTTTGTTCTCTTTTTCGTTCTGAGACATTTCAATCTGAACGACTGAGGGTGAATTACTTCCTTTGAGCAATTTTTCTCCACCAATTAAAACGGGCATGTTGTATCCTTCAGTGTCAATCTTTATGAAGTCTACAGTGTCGAACTTGTAGATGTCAAGAGGAACCTGTTTTACATATAAGTCATCTTCGATGACGCCTCTTTCTTTTCGGCTGTTTGCGAGAAGCTCTGTAGATTTCGAATAGACTAAGTTTGTTCCGGTGTTTCCAGAGTTGACCTGCATCTTTACGTCTGTGACGATGTCACCAACGGCGAAAGGTTCTACGTGCACGTTGTCGAGATGCTTCGTGTTTTCAATGAGCTCTTCGTGATAGATCGGCTCAAATGAAAAAACGTCTTCGAAATGCTCAGCATAACGAAGTGTAGTCAATCCAACGTGTGCACCAATGTCGATACATGTTCTTTTCTTTTTAAGCAGTGGTTCTACGATGTTCCACTCTTCTTCTCCCCACTGTAACAGTCGTTTTTCTTTTACCGCTCTTGCAAACGGACCTTTTTCGTTTTTTGGTAGTTTGATCATATGATACCCTCTTTCTTTAAGTGATCGTATACGAGCATCTTGTCTACCTTTGGTCCACCCTGAAAGAACTTTGGACGAATGTGAATGATCTTTGCGACTTCCGGTCGAACTTGAAACGAGCTCATGTTCCAGTGATCTTCCGGCATATACGTTTCTTCTGTGATCGGCATGTCGAGACGAACTGCGAGACGATGCATGATACCTTCGTCTTCGTAGTTTCCCGAAAACTGACGAACCTCTGCTTCGACGATCTGTTCGCGAAGAGCCTGACGCAGGTGACGAGGAAACTTATAGATCGATCCGCCCCAATACGGGTGTCGCGCGCTTCCAAGGAGAGGAAACCTCTTGCCAAGGTTCTTGACGAGAGCGTCTTGAATGCCGTAGTGTCGACCGTACCCGCGAACTCGAAATACGTCTTCGTCGAGCCCTCGAACAGTGAACATGTCTGGATCCATCATGCAGACTTCGTCGTACTCGTCGAACTCTTTGTTGAGCATAGCGACTTTCTGACACGGCGACGTGAGTCCGGTCATGAACGGTTCACCTCGAAGAAGCTTATAGTCTGCTCCGATTCGCTCAGCGTACTCCGAGATGCTCGCTGTAGAGAGCAGTGTCAGTTCGTTCATCGGACCCAGCCAGTGCTGCAGAATGATCTTTTTCATTTGAGCAAGTCCTTGTCTATGAGTTTTCCGTTTTCGACTCTACCGCCGAGAGCTAAGTACGCGACTCTTTGAGAGTTTGTGAGAGGGTTGCTCGACGTGTCTGAAGTCTCACCACGAGCGATCTTCTTGAGTGCGTTCACGAGGATCTTTTTGTTTCGATCCATGGGCTTCACTCTTGGTGATCTATCTTCAATCTCTTTCATCCGACTTTCCTCATTAGTTCGTCGACGTTCTCACCTCCGGCCGGAAGCTTGTCTTTCAGAAAGAAGTGAACGAAGCGTGCTTGCTTCATCTTCTCGTCTGGAATCGCCGAATACAGCGCGTTCCACCTCCAGTCGAGGTGTTTCACTTTCATCTTCTCTTCCTTCAGCCACGTGTTCAAAAGAGTCTGGTCTGTAGACCACTTCCATGGTCCCTGTCCGTCGACGAACGGTTTGAATCGAGGCCTGTTCAAGAACTGACGCGGGGTCTCGCCGTTCATATACTTCATGATGCTCTTGTTCATGAGCATCATACCCATGTTAAAGAACTCAGCCGTTCCGTCTGGATCGTAGTTCCAGTCTACGTTACGAATACTCCCGTACTGCATGCGAGAGTATCCAGGGAGCTTTCGTCTGTGCCAAGGAAGCGAAGGGTTATCCCTTTCAAGTACACCAGCAAAGTCCACATCATCATCCAGTTCATCAAAGATATTAGGGCTACCAGGGCGAATCCAAATATCAGCATCAACAATTGCAATTTGATCATATTCGTGGAAATACGTAAACGCATTCTCCTTCTCAAAGATGGGTAGGAAGCCCCCATGTTTCATGTACGAGTCTTGTGACCGATCTCCTCCAAAGGGATCCGGACGAATCATGAGAATCGGCTCGGTCTGAACGACGTGATCGACGTCGTGCTCTTTGCAATAGTCTTTCACAGACTCGATGCAAGTCTTATAGAGCTTCGACTTCTTCTGTCGTCCCAGATTGACTTGGTAGATTAAGCGTTTCATAAATCATCCCAGAAGAACAGCGTGAAAAAGAGAGAAAATACTATCGATGTACCGAATACGATTTCTGGTAAAATTTCTAACATGTCATCGTCACCAAACTACTTTGAACGCGTCGTACATTTCTCCGGGTTCTGGATAACCATATTTGACTATTTCAACGTCGAAACCCGCTTTGCGTAGATCTTGAATCACTCTCTGCTGAAGCGTTGTCAGTGCCTGATACGGTGGCGCCGCCGGAATAATACCAGGATGAATTACTACTGCGCACAGCCCAGCCTCTGCATGTCCTCTAATCACATCCCAAATGTTTTCCATCAACACGTCATATGTGCTGTGTTCCGCGATCCTTCTCGCCTCAGCGGCCGTGATTCGTAGATCGCCTGAGCTTGTATTTACGTTTTCTTTACACGTGCAGTCTTCTTCTCTCATCAGCCCACACTTGCACCCATGTGGTGAAAAATCATACATTGCCATCTGTAACCTCCTGACATATCTCAACTGCTCGGTCGTATCCTTCACGGAACCGATTCTTCTTGTGTCCAATCTCTAGGAATTCTTTCATCGAGTCGACAGTACCATTCTGGTTCACGCCGACAAAGAAGCGAGCTAAGTCTTCAAACTCGCTTCGAAGTACTAGGTATTCGAATACATTCATTCACGTTCCCCTTAATGAGACATAGCGTAATCATACTACAATTTATACAACCTGTAAACCTTTAATTCACCACTTGACCTTATTGGCCCAATACGCAGCAGACATCTTTCCTTTCTTGATGTTCTTTGCATGTCGAGCCTTAAAACTTTTTCGACGGGCCGCTGCTTTCTCGCCCTTCTTGTCTCCGGCACCAGAGACACCCTGTTGCCCGAATCGAATAAGTTTTGTCTTGTCACCTTCTTTTGCGACTACGACGTGAGACGAAGTCGGGTGACTCGGTGTCTTTTTAGGGCTGTTGTATGAATCCACACCGGCCGCTTTAAGCTGTGCTTCTGATTCGTTCAGCCAGTTCTTGAAGTCTTTCATGACTATTCCTTATTCTTGACACCTGTAGAATGTTTCGAGCAAGTTGTCGATCTGGTGATCGATACTCTTGCTCATAGCTCTTAAGTTTGCTGCGTGTTTCCATACACACCATGAATGAAAGCAGTGATCCGAATCAAACCAAAACAGTAGGTCGATGAGCCATACGAGGTTCGGTAGTCCTTCTTGCTTCCATCCCCAGTTTCTCGCTGAGAAGACTTGACCCGACTGACCTCCGAGCAGCGCGTTAACGAGCATGGACAATACGATCAATACTCGAAAAACGTACCGAAGAAATACGTAGACGATTCGCATTCGTCAACCCTTTTCAAGAAGCTCTATGTACTCGTTGTATAGGTCAGGGTGATTTATCTTCAAATCTGTCGGTGAACTAAAGACGTATGCGTCGCTCTCTTCTGTCCCATGGAACACCACGCTCGGTCCGTACGCCGAAGGCTCGAGCTTGACGTTCTCTGTCATCTCGAACTCTTCAAAAGGAACGTACTCGCCGTCGAGTGTCGGGATGTGTCCGTTGATAAACGTGAACGTCTTGTAATGATCTAATGGTTCTTGCATGTTCGATGCTTCCTTCAAAAATGACTTGAAACGAAGGCGAATGTCTTCGTTCTGGTTTGCGGGATACTTCGTCAAGAACTTGTTCGCGTCACTCTCATGAATCAGTTTCACTTCGTACGCCTGAATGATCTTGAACTGTGCGTTTGGTGTAAACACGCACCACTCCGGTGAACGAATATGTGAACGACCGAGTCCCTCTACACGATAGTCCTTATACTCTTCACCGAGAGCTGCGTTGATCACAAAGATGTATCCTTTACTACCTATCTGTCTTCCGTAACCTCTGTCAGAGACGTACTGCTGAGCTTTGTCGAGCACAGTGGATCCATAGATTCCATCACCAAGCATACGACCAGTGACGGATCCGTCACCAGTCTTAATCACTCTCCACCCGTATCTTAGAATCATGGATGCGGCAATCGACCCAGTTCCGTGATACATGGGATTGATGATTTCTTGACTCGGATTCTTCTTGATCCATTCTTCTTGTTCAGTGATCTGTTTCGGAATCGCTACGTCAAAGACGTTCAAGACTTCGAGCGCGATTCTTCCGTGACGACCGTTTCTCTTCGTGCGGTGTAGTTCTGCAGTGAGTCGACCCAGATCTTTCTTCTCCATCTCGACCGGAGCCACTTTCAGGTCTTCAAGCTTCTTCTTCTTGTTGTGTGCTTTCTTTGCATACTGGTCCATTGAGTTGAAGTCACGAATGTGGCGAGAAGGAACGTTCGTCTCTTCTGAAACCACGTTGTTGTACTTCAAGATCTCTTTGACACGCTTCTTGTCGAGTCGCTGATAGGGCTTGATCGGGTTTTTATCAGAGTAGAGGTCTGCAGAAGCGGTGAGCGTGAAGTCGGAGCGAGTCAAGTACGCTGCGGCGAGCCGACGCTTCATGCTACCGGTCGTGTTCTTGTACATTTCTTCTGCACGCTTACGATCTGTCTCGACAAACTTCATGAAAGTTGGCTGAGCGTGAGTCATGTACTCCTGGTACTCTTTCTTTCTCTTACTTAGATTATTTTCACGACTGTCAGACGCTTCGTCCATTCTCTTGTTGATGAGTTCGAAGTAGTACGCTTGCTTCTCAGACAGGGACTCTTCTGCGTCTGCGATCACGCTCTCGAGATTCTCTCCAGCAATGTACCAGCTCTCTGTTGTATACTGATCGATAGTATTTCCGAATCTCTGCACGGTTCCACTTTTGTATCGTGTACCCAAGCGAGAGACGTCTTCGTCGGCGTACTTCTTGAAGAGAGACATCGGGATGTTGTCGACGTGCGTGAGAGCCTTCAACACTTTTCTGTTTCTTTTGAACGATTCTCCTCGTGCCAGATAGCTATCCATGTGTTGAGTATAGTCAGACAGGAATTCTTCGAGTTGATCTTCGTCACTCAGCATGTCGTTAATGATCTTATAACGAGAGTCTTCAGTGATATAGTTCAGATCCATGATTCGAGTCAGGAACGTATGATCAGACATCCCCCCTTTCTTCTTGAAGTACGTGTAGCTTTTGTTTTCAAAGTACTTCTCATCGATGAGCTGTTGAAAACGAGAATCGAGCGGGTCGTCTTCGGCTTCGAGGAGAGCGTCGAACCTTTTTTTGAGGTCGTCAGGAAAGTCTTTGTAGGTCCCGAATATTGAACGAATCTCTCTGATGTATCTTGATGTTTCACGATGAAGAGTGTAGTCGTACCCGTCGTCGCTCGCTCTCTGTTTCGCTACGACTTGTTCAAGATCCGAGATAGCGCCTTCGCCAAACTGTGACATTATCGAGTAGTCGATAAAGTCTTTGATTCGCTCCCACGCTTTTGCAGACATGCCGTAAAGATCAGAGAACAGTTCACGAAAGACTTTAGGGTGTTGAAACGCAAGGTTGTTGACTATCGTCTTCGTGGTCTCGGGTATCTCCGAGTCTTTATAAACAGTATTTCCGAACAGGATTGCGATCGAATTTTCCGTGATCGGCTCCATCTGAAGAACTTCGTTGAAGATCTGCCACCAGTCTTTACGAAGGCTTGGGTCTTCTGCGTATATCTTGTTCATCACTCTGGTAGCACCATATCGTGAAAAGAACATTCCTACTATGTCGTTTTTTTCTCTGTTCAGAGCCTTCCACCCCTCGTCTTTCATATTTAGAATGAAGAGACGAGAAAGCTTTGAACGAAGGTTAAAGTTGTCTTTACCCTGAATCTGGGGTGTACCAAAGCGATCGGCGTAAGCAGCTTCAAGCACTTCTTCAAGAAAAGCGAGACCCCTGTCTGCCACTGCGTCAACGAGTTGATCAACAGTGAATCCAGAATTTGCTACAGCATCTGCATCGTCCCACTTAAACGGTTCACTACGATTATAGTAGTTGTTCTTCGTCATCGCTTGAACGATTCTCTCGATGTTCGAAGCAGGCCGAATATTATAAGTGTCAAAGAAACCTTTCCACGCCTTTGAACTCTCAATGAGAGAGTTGTACATGTCAATCTCTGGTTTTCGGGAAAGCTTCATCCCGGCGATTTCTCTCATGAAAGCTTCTTCGAAGACGGCCGCCACGATCGGCCACTTTCTCATCTCACGTTCACTTTTCATGTAACGAGGGATGAGAGAAGAAACTCCACCAAGATCATAAACCTCACTGATCACTATAATTACGTCTTCGTGAAACTTCTGTATCTCTTTCTTGTATTCTGGAGACAAGAAGCTTCCAGCAGACTCGACGAGCTCGTTGCTTTTCATTTCAATGAACTGTTGTGGTGACCAACTCGGTCTCGGCCAACTACGCGAACTCAGACTCTTACCCTTTCGATTGAGAAGTGAGACGTAAGAAGTATTCTCAAAGAGATAAAGCGCAGCTTCTGGATCTAGTCTCACTGCAACGTAGGTGAATTCTTTGGGCAGGTTCTTCCAGTTATCAAGATACGTGAAGAATTCGTTCAGATCGTTCAGATTTTGAGCAACCCATTTCTTGTCTGCGCTTCTTGCACGATATTTCAGTGCTTGTATAGCGTCTTCACGAACTTGACCGGTAGTCTTCGTCGTATTCAACACCGTCTGTGCAGACTTACCCTGAACAAGGAACATGTCGAGAAGATTGCTCCCACTCAAGATCTTGACCTTGCTCGTGGAGGGCGTTGAAGGTTTTGGGGTGGTATTCTGAGGAGTCGGCTGAACTTGTGCCTGAGAGTCGCTGTCTGGCTGTGTGGCAGCCGCCTGATTGACAACCTTGTCTCGATCAATCTGAATACCCTTTGTACGAGTGATCAGCTCACTGGTCTTGAACTCTTTGATCTTTTTACCCCAGCTTCTCATCTCGTAAGCGAGGTCTCCAAGCGTCGCCTTTCCTTCGAGGAACTTGTTGACTTCTTTACGAACTTGAGGAGAGGCTTTCTTGTACTTCGCGTCTTTGATGGAACGAATCCATCCTCTCAGTATCTCTTCGTCTACGTCGTCGATCTGACCGGCTTTTGCTTTTACGAGAAACTTAGTGATCTCGTTCGCCACCATCGGAGTCTTGAAATAGTTCTCATCATGCATGATCTTGATGATGAGCGAAGCGTCGTTGTTCGTATCGTCGATCGTCTGTACACGAAGCTTTTGGTCTGAACGGAAGTAGTTCTTGATTCTTTCATTCTTCTTTGCCGAACCAAGAAACGCGACGAATCCAACGAAGCTAAAGAAGAACGCGTTCATCACTCGATTCTCGTCGGCGATGAACGCATCTTTTTCGGCTTGTCCGGCGTAGAACGAATTTTCTTGAAGGAGATGATCTTTAAAGCTAAGCATAGAAATTCCCATGAAATTTAGTATTTTCCTATACTTATAATTGCTTAATCATCCCATGGTTCAAACGATGGTTGGTCTTCTAACGGAGTTGGAGGATCCGTCCAGATGGAGTCGACTGCGTCGTCTTCTTCGTACATATCTTCCCAGTTCTGGTACTTCTCGGCTTTACGCTCTTCATGGATTCGAAGATCCTTTTCGATCGAACGTTGCTTGTTGCGGTTCTGCTTCTTGTTTCGTGGGTCGTGACGGCTGAACTTAGCCATTTTCTTCCAGCTCCTGCTTGAGTTCCGTGTATCCACCAATGTGACGATCGCCCTCGTAGATCTGAGGAATCGTCACTCGATTCATGATTCCGAGCTCGTGCATCTTAATCTTAAACTCGTTCATATAGTGGTCTTCATCGATGTTCTTGTACTCGAAGTCGAGTTCATGGTTACGTAGAAGCTCTTTTGCCGAACCACAGTATACGCATCTACTGTTCCCGTAGACGGTGTACATTTGAGTCATCCTTTCTTACAGTTCTATGCCTAAATATTCTTTCGTCATGATGTAGTCTCTTACAAAGTCTGAGCGAACGATGTCACCCCAGTCAAACTGAACGACTTTGAAGAAACGAATGTGTTCGATCAGTTCCAAGAACTTGACGAGACCCATCTTCTCGTCCTTGTACTTGAAGTCACTCTGTGCTATGTCACCAGAGAATATGATCTTACAGTCTTCACCGAGTCGAGTCATCACAGAGTCGAGTTCATGCCCGTTCAGGTTCTGCATCTCGTCTACTATAACAATCGCGTTGTCGAACGTACACCCTCGAATGTGAGAAGTGATCTGGAACTCGAGCTTGTTAGATGTAACGAGCTTACCGTACGCTCCTTCGTAACCGAACAGCGTCTCACAGATACTTTTATACGGCGCTTCGAAGGGCTCGGTCTTTTCTTTCAGGGAGCCTTGTAGAAATCCTACTTCGCGCGTAGGCACGACCGAGCGCATGACAATAACTTTGCGATACCGGTCGTTCTTCAGTACTTCTTGAAGCGCAAAGTACATCGCCATCATCGTCTTACCAGTGCCGGCGGAACCAGATAATACGAGATTGTATCCTTCGTCCCAGTACTGAAAAGCGAGTTCTTGATTGGGAGTGATGGGTTGAATCGGCTCGAACTCTTCCATCGTTACCTTGTAACTACTGTTTGACTTTTTCATCTCAGTCCCTGATCGTGTTTCCGTATCCGGATCCCTTTTTGATCTTTTTGAGCACGTCTCTCCATCCGTCGTCTGTCTTTGAGACAACGGTAGTTCCAACACCGCTGACGATTCTTGGTGTGGTGAGAGACTGCTTCCAACCAGGGTTGTCATTGAGCCACTTTTCTCTTTCGCTTACGCTGAGGATCACGAGTTTTTCTTCGCCCGTTTCTTCGTTTACCATCGTGTACTGAGGCATACTTTTTCCATTTCTCCCAGTTCTCTTGGATGTTATACTTGTGCATGTTGTTCCATTGCTTTGACAAGCTGGACCATAGTTGTATATATACTCGCTGAGTTCCCACGACAGAGACCAGCCTCATCTTCGTGTCACCGAACTCGAGCTCGTCTTGTACTTTGTATTCATCATTGAACATTTGTATCACATATCTCTTCAATGTTGTCAGTAAACGTGACAACCTTTCCCAACTCTCTCATTGAGCACTTCTTTTTTTCATCTCATGCATCTTTTTCAAAAACTCGTAGATCGTCTTACTTTCCTCGTACATGTGATGTTCAGGATCACACCAGTGTTTTTCAGCCTCTTCCATCGAAAAATTTCGACACCCAGCTACAATTCTACCGTTTTGTAGAGTGAAGGTATATCCATCAGATCTCACGGCCTGAGTCGGTGTCTCAGTATGTTTTCCACGGAGGACTTGAGCGTAGCCAGAGACTCGAGCGTCGCCAGAGACTCGAGCGTCGCCAGAGACTCGAGCGTCGCCAGAGACTCGAGCGTAGCCATAGACTCGAGCGTAGCCATAGACTCGAGCGTCGCCAGAGACTCGAGCGTAGCCAGAGACTTGAGCGCCGTCGAAGACTCGAGCGTTGCCAGAGACCTCAGCGTCGTCGTAGACCTGAGCGTCGCCGAAGACCTGAGCGTAGCTGGAGACTTGAGCGCTTACATCAACACAAGCACTGTTAGCAACAATGCCACCTCCGTTAGGGTGATAGTGTGCAGGAACAGGTCCATTTCCATCTTGAAAATCATACATCATGGTTTTTTCCCCTTTCATAATCTTATTATAATACCTTTAAGAGCAAAAGTAAACCATTTTATATGTTTAGTTGAAACCACTCTGGAACATCACGGTTAGTCCACTTCATGGTGAAGCGGTCCTGTTTCGTCTGGTAGAAAGCACGATACGAACCAACTGGATCCTCTTCGTTGATGCACTCCGGATTTGACCCCATGGCAAGAGCAAAGGGTGTCATAAGACCGACTCGAATATTGTTGGGCGGTCTAGACAGAGTCCAGTCGAGTTCAACATAGGAACGATGATCCTTACCGAATCGATACTTGAATTCACGAGCGAGAGCTACGTAGTGCACGTAGTGCCAGTTGTAATTGTTGTTTGAGCGCATAGTCCATTGAGTACACGGATGATTGACGTGTACCGCCTTGTAGAGCACGTCTTCACGCTCGTCTGGAAGACGCCAGTATTTAACCATCGTCTTACCCGACTTTGAAGGAACACGAGTCTCGACGCCGTCGAGCACACGATGAGCAGTAGACAACATCTGCGCCGACTCGAGCAACATCTTGTTGACGTGCTTGTCACATTGTAGTTGAGCGGCTTTGACTGGGTCGCTGTCAAGTACAAATATGTTCATCAGGAAGCTTTACGAAAAAGTTGAATATGATACACGCCGACGAGCGTGCTGTGATCGTCGTAGTCAATCTGACCATCGAGATAATGTCTACCACAGCCGCATTCGAGATAAAACCCTTCGTGGTCTTCATACACGACCTTTGGCCCCGGATCCATGCACGTAAAGCCGACGTCAACTTCGACGATCAGGCCGTCGGTAAGATCTTGTGTTTTCACGTTACGCATAGTGTTCTCCATAATAAAAAGAGGTAAGAGCGCGAGCCCTTACCTCTACTATAACTCCCTTTACGTTGAATGTAAACCCTTAGGCTGCTTCTAAGAACCCTTTTTCTTCAATATAGGATCTGATAAAGTCTCTCTTCTTGCAAATTTTCTGATAGAGAGATACGTTGCCTTCAGCCTTGAGCCTTGTGGCTAACTCTTCATATGCTTTCAGATCTTGTTGAAGTCGTTCAAAGTGGTTGTTTACCATCTGGGTTTCTCCTTGTTATTGAAGTTTTATGATGTATTACTGATCAACCCTGGAAACGCCTCGTTTACAAGTTTAGAAGTGATTCCACCGCCGAAGGGCTTCTTGTTGATCATGTCAATCAGCAGAAGAGCGTCTTCAGGATGAATTCCTTCGAGGAGCTCGATGAAGATTCGTTCTCTCTTCAGCTGATGCATCTCTTGAGCCGGCCCCCCCTTCACGAAGTACCGGAATTTCTTATTTTCTTTTAGGAGATTGGTTGGTGCGTTGTGTCCGTCGTTCGCTTCGTAGGGAGGTGCGGCACCAGTGGGAAGCAGCCATTGAATGTTTTCATCCAGTGTTCCCTTCAGCACGTCTTTCAGTGCCCATGTTTCGTTGTCTTTCAAGACTTGAATCTTTTCTTTTCGAGTCTTCTTCGACTTCGCTTCATTGATCACTTCGTATACAAACTTGCGCATTACTTTATGAAATCCTCTATGTCGTCAACGAGCAGCCTGCACTGTTTTTCAATTAAATAAGACAGGACTTCCTTCTTCAGGTGTTCCTTGTCTTGACTCTCGTATGTATTTATAATTTCCTGTTGAATAGGCTCCGGGCATTTGAAACCTTCTGTAAGGTCGATCAACACTTTGTTACGAATGTAGTTGCGATAGATCTCGTCTCCAAGAGCCTTTGGATCTTCGAGCAGAGCTTCCTTACGCTTCTTCGACAGGACGTTTTGACGACGACCCTCGACGAAGACTTTGTCGTCAGACATAACGTTTGGCACTCCGTCACCACCGTCACCACTCAGGATGTGTTCCTTCCAGAACTGAACCGGATCGTCCACCTTGACGTCTTTCTTCTGAGTCGGTGAGTACTGCGAGACGTTGCCGTATCGCTGAAGCTGCTTGAAGTCCCCGTCTGCCGAGATGATCATGACGTCTTCGTGATTACCGAACTGCTGTGTTCGATGTACGAGAACCGCGATCGCGTCGTCGGCTTCACACCCCCACTGGTGAATGACCTTGTACGGCAGGCGTTCTTTGATCTCGGTAAGAATGTTACCGATTGTTTCAAACGCTTTGTCCCAGTCGATGTCTGACTTGTCGCGACTCTCTTTACGTTTTCCCTTGTACTCAGGAAAGATGTCACGACGCCAGTTGCCGCCACCGTCCGCGACGATGACGACTTCACCATACTTGTCCTTGTATTGTTTTCGATACATTCGAATCGTGTTCAACACCATGTGACGGAACATACCCTCGTCTTCAGGGTCTGCGGCACCCATGGCGATAGGCGCGATAGCGATGCCCGAGTAGTCAATGATTATCACAGCAGTCTCCTCTATTTTGACTACTATACCACGGTCATGGTGTTATGTATAATGGAAAAACAGGTGGTGTTTCAGAGGGTGTTCCTTGAAGATCCAGTCGGCGAGATCTTCGGGCAGAATCTTTCGAGCTCTGTCTATGTAGTTCATCACTTCCATGGGCCAGGGTGTGAGAGACGAAGCTTTGTATTCAAACTCCGGTATGTCCCAACGAAAGTCTGTAGAACGAGCAAGAACGATCCCAAAGACCATGTAGTCACCATCCATCCCGTCTATTACGTAGTCGAAACTCTCTTCGGGCGGGATCGGGTTGTCGTAACCGTACTTGTCACGCAGTTTCTCTTCATGTTCTTCGAGAAACTCGTTCAGTTCTTCGTTCCATTCAGTTTCCCATCCGTATATCAAGTAACAGCGTATATTGATTCCCATTTTACTTCTCCAGCCATTTTGCAAATTCATCCCACTTCGTGTTCGAACCAGTGGCAGCACGAACTCGATCAAGAAGCAGGTCACGCGGGTGAACTCCGTCGAGCATCTTAAAGATCAGCCCAGCGTCTTTCTTGTTCTCGAGAGTAGGGACAAACTCGAGTGCGATTCGCTTACGATCACCCTCGGTCTCTTCCATTACTTCTTCGAAAAGACGCTTCATCCACTGTTCAGTGTTGTTGAACGCGTTCCAGAACCATTCTTCAAACTCGTGAATTCGCGCAACGTCTGCCTCCGGCAGGTTCGGAAGCAAGTCGTCGAGTTCTTCCTCGAGGATTAGGTTCACAAGGTGACGATCGTGACGAATCCGATCGAGAGCTTTGTGGATACGAACGTACCAGTCGTTCTTCACTTTCACACAATGACCGTCTTCAAACCGAAGAACGTAACCTTCACAGTTCTCTTCCGCGTATGCAGAGTCGATGAACATCTTGATTTCTTGAGTCTGAGAAGGAAAGGTCTGGATGCTTGTGAAAGGCGATTCACCGACGAAGTCGTTGAGGTAACGACCGCTGAAGGTCTCACGAATCGCGAGAAGGATCAGGTCGTCTTCTTCGTAGTCGACCACGATCTTGTTCTTCGGGCTCACCCACTCGAAGAGAGGAGTGAAACCAGCCTGCATTACAGACTTCATCCAGCGAGCTTTCGCCGGATCCTGGCGCGCCAACCAAGCTTCAGCGTTCATGGCGATGTCGGTGATACCCATCTTCGTTCCCAGACGAAGGTGTCCGTCGATCATGAGAGGACGGATCATGCTACCGTCCGCCTTTTCAAAGATGGTGTGTTTACGAGACAGGTCTACACGTGACGCTTGAGTCTCTTCTCGTTCGTTCACGTTGAAGAACTTGTGGAAGGGCCGGCTCATCGTCACGCCGTTCTCGTCAAAGATGATACCGCGACACTCTCGACGAATGACGTCTTCCTCTGTCAAGTTCGTGCTTCCAAAGGTGTCTGGCATAACAACGTTGTAGTTGACGACAGTGTAACCTTCGCGCTCAGCGACGATGAACTCCTCTCGACCTTCGACGGCCGGAAGAACCTTGTTGATGTGACGAATAACTGGAAACTCGTAGTTCATGACATTTTCCCAACCGGCCAAACGCCTTCCTTGGCTCTGCCATAGCGTTTCTGGGCCCTTAGATTTTTGAACTTAGCCATAATATCCTCCTTTGATAAGCCCATTATAATACATCTAAGAGTAAAAATAAACCCCCTACGGGTGAAGTTC